CGCCAGCCGCCCGCCCACTGCCCTGGCCTCCCGTCCAGTGTCCCGACCATTCATCAAGTAGCTGGAACAACTCACCCGATGTCGCGTCCCGGATGCTCTCCATCGTGGCGAAGTCGGTCGGCAGCGTGATGTAGGCGCTATCAATCGGCTGGATGCCCGAGGTCACCATGCAGCGCGCCCGCAGCGTCTGCGCGATCTCGGTCTCGACCATCAGCACCCAGCCTGGGATCAACGGCAGAATGTCGCGACGGTTGAGCCACGCCTGGGTGTCGTCGATCAGCTGTTGATACGTCGCCACGGATCACTTCTTATCGGCTGCCTGGTGCGGCGCCGGGTGGGGCGGGGGCGGCGGGGCCGCCCCCTCCATGGAGGCCTCCAGGGCCGCTCCCTGCTCCCGCGCGGCGCGACCCGCCGCCATCGCCTGGGTCCGCATCTCAGCGGCGCTGGTAGCCTCCGGATAGACCTTCACGAGCAGCACCGGATCGATGTCCGGCGGCAGCATCGGCTCGGCCGGCGGCAACACCGTCGTGTCCGGCTTGCCCATGGTGCCAATGCCCTGCGTCGGGCGCTGCGGGGTGGTCTCGGCCTTATGGTCGGTTGTTCCCATCGCCATGTCAGAGCTTCCTTCCATCATCGGTGCGAAGCAGCCGGCATTCGCGGCTGTCCAGCACCTGGTTCAGCAGTTTCGGATCTTTGGTGACCCCGAGTTTTTGCCATTGCTGCCAGATCACCAGCGGCACGCGCGCGACATGGGTCCAGCTCTGGCCGCGCGCCCGGTGCGGATCGAAATCGCTCGCGATCCGCTTCGCTGACTCCACGATCTGTCTGACGTCCTGGGTGTGCGTCATCACGAGGCCAACCCTGGGGTCAGAGTCAGCCTCGATCTCGGTGTAGCGCCGGGTCGAAGGATCAAAGTTTTCGTAAAGGAGGTTAGCCATGGGCCATGCCCATGCTATAAGCAGGACAGCAGCGGTGTTTTGACCCACCCCTGCTGTCCCTGACCCCGACCCCTGGTACCAGCAAGGATCGAAGCTGATGACCACGTTGCAACATTTCCCGGCATCGCTCAAAGAATTGTTTGACCGGTGCGTCTACAATCCAGCTACCTGGTGCTGGGAATGGACGGGCAAACTGCAACCCGATGGCTACGGCAGAGTCCCCTCCGGCAGACGTGGCCGTAGTATCCCGGCCCATCGTTTGGCTTACGAATACGCCAATGGCCCGATCCCCGAAGGGTTGCAGATCGACCATCTTTGTCGGGTTAAATGCTGCATCAATCCCGACCACCTCGAAGCCGTTACCCCCAGCGTCAATGTCCTTCGCGGACTCGTTCCGATTACCGCGTCGAAGCACATGAAAGCACTGCGAGCCAGACAGATCGCGATCCCCCGGACACATTGCGCCAGGGGACACGAGTTGACGGCCGAGAACGTCTACATCGAACGTCAGCATCGCGACGGCACCCCCACCCGGAAATGCCGCGAGTGCAAACGCACATCATTCCGCATCTGGCAGCAATCCGGAGGAAGAAAGAAGTAGGAACATAAGCCGCTTCACCATTCTAAACAGATTGCCGACATTCACACCGACAACCTGTTGATTTCATTGATTTAAATCGAAAATACAAGCGTGTGATTTGGGGGCTGTTGGTCTTAGGGTGCCTTCAAAAACCACCGCACCTTGGGAATTATCTCCTGTAGTGGCATAATTTTGATCAACGAAGTCCCGGCCCTGCAGCGGCGCCATTTCCACATAGTCAGGCGACACGAGCAGGATCTGATGCAGCGGGCAGAACCGGTCTGGTGCCAGTTGAATAGCGCCGAAATTCGTTCTGTAGACGTCCACCGCTCCCATGATCGTTACCTCTTCACGAGACGTAACGTTCTGGATGTTCTGCGCCACCACGGCGTTGCCAGTGCCGCCCTGCGACAGCGTGGCGAAATAGGCCTTCACGTTGCCGCTCATGATGCCGAGCGTCGGCACGCTGCCGGCCTGCCAGCACTGCTGCACGGCGGCATCGACCATGGCCAATGTCAGATCACGCGCGGTGCCTGGCGTGCCGGCGTTGGAACCATCACCGACCGGCATGACACCGGCGCCGGCGCCACGCGAACCATTCAGCGTGTAACAGGGCAACCCGCTCATATGGCGCGGATCGGTGATCGTCCTGACCAATGGGCTGGTGATGGCGAACTCGACGTCCCGCTTCACCTCCATGCCCTTCAGAATCACCTGCCGATTGTATTCGTCTTCCCCACCCGCGAAGTCCGCCGCGCGCGTCGTGTTAGATACGCCGACAGAGCGCACCGCGATCTGGCAGATGTTGTTGAACCGAACCGGTTTGGTGACCGCCTGCATGACGGCGGTGAACCCCTCGGGCTGCGCGTTATCGCTGACGGCACCCAGATCCTGCACGATCCACTCGGTCAGAACCTGATTGGCCGGAACTGAGGAAATCGCGGAGAGTAACGGCGTCGCATCGACATCGATCTGAAAGATCAGATCCCGCAGGTCTTCCTTCACGCCGACCGCTGTCGTCTCAATGTACGTATTACTCGGGGCCGCGCCCATCGCGCCAACAGCCATGTGTCACTCCATCGCGGGCGCGGACGCACTCGCATGGGGCGTCTCGCGCGGTGAAACCGAATTGTGAGGTTTCGCGATGGTCTGGGGCGTCGGCCGGGTGGGTGCGAAGCACTCCCGAAAGCGCGGATCAGGCTCTCAGCGACGGCACTACCCGCTCCAGGGTGGGTCCGGGGGACTCCTTCGAGCGACGAGTGTCACTAAAGCGACAAATTCGCTCCTTGTCCACCGGGTTATGCTAAGCTGGCCCAAACAGGAGAGAAGCCCATGCCGCGCGTACACATCACCGGGGGCGTGCTCAACGTCGATCCGTTCGGCGAAGATCAGATCGATAACGCATTGCCGGGCATTCCTGGCCGGCCCGACAACAGCCTGCCGCCCGGTGTGCCGCCGATCGGGTCGACCCTGCCCGAGCCGCCGCCCGGCATCTGGCCGCCACCCTCTTTCACCCACCCGATCGTGCCGGTGCCGCCAAATAGCACGCTACCGATCATCCCCGGCACGATCTGGCCCAACCCGGCACGCCCCGACAACAGCCTTCCCGGCGGCGGTGGTGGCCACATCGACAACAGCCTGCCGAGCCAGACGTTCTGGGTGGTCTGCGGCATTCCCGGTGTCGGCTGGCGCTATATCGCCATCGATCCGTCACTCACGATTGGCCATCCGCTGCCGCCACATCCGGAGCCTAAGTAGGCGCCTCCATCACCGTCCCGCGCCATTGGTACTCGCCCGCCGAGCCGCCAGCAACGCCGCCGCCGTGCGGTAGTCGGCCTTCCGGCCGAACGCCTCTTCAGCAACAGCGACACGCTCCGATGGAGCGGGAGGCGGCGCGACCCCCCGCGCGGGGGCGCTCTGGAGCGGCGCCGTCGTCTTCGCGCTCTCCACCCAACGATCAAACATGGCCGCCTTCATCATCGCCTTCAGATGATGCGGTGATGTCAGCCCCTGCAACTCGCCCTGACTGAAGCCGCCCTTGGTGGTCGCCCAGTCGACGATCTGCTTCTGCGCCGCCGCCCGCTCGGTCGGATCAGCCCAGAACGGCAGTTCTTTCGCCAGCTGCTCGTTCGCGGCCGCGACCTGCTGCTCCATCGCCCGCTGCTGCGCCTGCTGTTGCAACGTCGTCAGCCCCGCCAGCCTGTTCTGTTCATTGACCGCCGTTTCCCAGGCGGCCCGCTCGCGCAGATACTGCTGCGGGTTGGTCTCCAACAGATGCGGGTCGGGCAGTGGCGGCGCGTTCTGGACCGTCTCGGCAAGACGCTGCAATTCCGGCTGGATATAAGGCAACACCTGCGCCAGCGCCGCCTGCTGGGCCTGCAATGCCTGGCGCTGTTGCGCGATCTCCTGGGTCTTTTGCGTGTAATCGGTCGATTTGCGCTGGGCGAAGGCGCGCACCTCGGCCAGGGTCTTCAGCCGCTGCCCCTCGATCTCGAACCCGTCGCCCAGCGCCATGTCGGCCAGCGGCGCCGTCGCTGTCTCCGATGCCGCGCCCGGCACGCCAAGCGCCCGCTCCATCGCTGACAGCCCGCTGTCGGCCGCTCCGCCGACCGAAGGCTTCGGCGCTTCCGGAGGTGCTGGTGTCGCGGGCGTGGCGGACGTGGGTGCCTCCCTCGGGGCCTCGGGACCGCGCCGCTGCCGGTTGAGCAGCCGCGCCGCCTCGGAGATCGAGATAGAGGGGGATTCGTTGGCCGGCGGACTGACGCCGCTGTCAGATGGTGTCGCTGCCGGGGCCGGTGTTGATGCCGGGGAGGCCGGCGTGCCCGTGCTTTCGCTCATTGCTGTTGCCTTTGCTGACCGCCCATGGCCGCCGCACCGCCGCCCGCCATCAGGCCGGCGAGGCCGTAGCGGCGGATGATGTTCATCGTGTTGGCATCGAACACCACGTAGTTATGGCTGCCCTCGCCGGCGCCACGGCTGCCCTGGTCGAGGTAGCGGATGCCGGGGATGCCGGCGTCATTAAGCGCCTGCGCTGCGGATGCTGAGGTGTGGCCCATCATTTTAAGCGTGTCTTCAATGGCCGCACCGTTCGTTGCCAGACGCGGATTGTTGGCGAAGTATTTGCCAACTTCCGACAATGGACCGCTCTCGCCGAACGCCGCCTGGACATCCGGGTGCTGCTCGTTCAGCGGCTTGTCCCAGTGCAGGAACCGCTCGGGGTCGGCGTTGACGTTGACCTCGTACATGTGGCCAACGCCACCGGGCTGTCCAGCCATTTTATACGAGCGCGCCACGCCCTCGTTCTCCGCGAGATACATCCCGTGCCCGTAAGCCTGCGCGCCCTCGCCGGTGCCGATCTTGCTCAGATCGAACGCATCGAACTGGTGCGGGCTGCCATGGTAGGCGGTGAAGCCGGGTCGCTCTGGCGCGCCGCCCGTCCCAAGCGCCACGGCGGTCCCGGCCTGACCGATCGCATCGAGCAGTCCGGCTTTGGTCGGCAGCCCGGTGTTGTCATCCCACAAACCACGCGCGGCGCTGATCCGCCGCTGCGCCTCCATCGCGTCCATCACCTGTTGATACACCGTCCCCAACGCATCGGCCCTCGGATCAGGCTGTAGCGCGGGCGGACGGTCATCCGGCGGCTGCAACAGGCTCAATGGCCCCCCTTGGGGCGCCTGGATCTGGGCCTGCTCCTCATCGGGATACAGCAAGGACGCCATCGCCATCACTCCATCGCCCGGTTCATCCGCTCCGCCACCCGATCCGCCTCCACCGCCTCGGCGTCGGCGGTGAGCTCGTTGCGGATCAGGTTGATGGCGATCACCACCCGCCGGTTGTCCTCACGCTGGCGCTCATCCTCGAGGAACATCGCCCGGCCCGCCGCCTCGGAGACGATGCGGTCGAGCACCGCCTGAAAGTGCGGATCGTCCAGCATGCGCCGGCACGCCTCGGCCTGGACAACCTGCTCGGCGGTCAGCGGCATCTCACCAATAACCCCAACGTGGGCCGCCAACCGCGCCCACCAGCACCAGCACGATCAACACCAGCAGCAGCAACCCCAACGGGTTGCCATAGCCCCAGTAACCGGTCGAATAACCCCACCCGCCGCCAAGCAACAGCACGAGCAGCAATACAATAAGTATAAGTGTCATGCCGGCGGCCCTCCCGGTCCCGGTAGCGGCGGCCCGCCCGGTCCCAGTAACGGGGACAGCGCGGCCCGCTGGGCGATCTGGCCGTATGCGGTAGGCATCCGCCCGGTCGCCAGCGCGTTGCCAATCGCCGCCCTGGTCATCGGATCGGCACCCGGTGGTGGACCGGGGGGCGGCGCCATCGGTCGTGGCGGCATCATGTTCCCCTGGAGCGGACGCGGGCCAGCCATTGCTTGCGGCATCATTGGCTGACCCGGCGCCCCTCCCCCCTGGGGCGGCCGTGGCCCTGGGGGAGGCTGCCCCACGGCCGGAGGTTGTGGTGAGGTCGGCGGCGGCAGATCGGAGAGCAGACCGACAGCCGGCGCGTTGCTCTTCATGCTCTGCTTGAACTGATCCAGCGATGGCGCCGGAGTGCCGAACTGCGCCGCCGCCACCCACGTCTTCGTCCAGGCATCCAGCGCCGCCTTGTCCCGCTCCCGATCGTCCTCGAGCAGAAGAGAGGCCCGCTTCGTCTGTTGGTCGGCCCGGTCATTCTCCACGTCCGCCGCCGTCTTGCTCTGCTGCACCTGGGCCAGGATGAGGGATGGATCGGGCGCGGGCGGCGGCTGTGGCGGCGGCTGGAAGCCATCGGGCAGTTGCTTCAGATAGGCCCCGACATCCGAGATGTTCATGGTCTCCAACATCCGGGCCAACGTGTTGCGATACTCCGGGATGCCGGCCAACGGATTGCCCATCCCGCCGACCTGCATGATTTGCTCCTGCTTGCCGGCGATCGCCGACAACATCTGCAACCGCTCGGCCGGCATGCCCTTGCCGCCGACATTGACCGCGCACTCCCAGTCGGTGGCCAACGCGCGCGGATCGATGGCGACCCAGGCATCCCGTATTCTTATGACATTCGGCCGGTCCTGCTGGCGGGCCAGCATGCGGAGAAGGCCACTGTAGAGCGGCGCCAGACCGGTCTCGGCCAAAGTCCTGGCCACCATGTCCAAACGATCCTGCGCGGCACTGGACTGTTGCGACACCGCGATGGGCGCGGTCGATTGCAGTTCATCAACAGTGAGACCGGCACTGGCGCGGGTGATGCCGGTGCGGCTCTCTCTTATACTCTCCAGCACCGCCATCACCGGCAGCGCCTCCTTGCCCATGAAGGGCTTGGTCAACTCGGTCACCGCGCCGGCGGCGGCCACTCTTATAATACTGCCGATCGCGGTCTGCCGGACGTCGGCCATGTTGACCTGGCCCTGGGTC